AGACCGCCTCCAGTGCGGAGCATGCGTTTAGTCGCGGTCGTTTCGCCGCAGGTTTTCGTCAGTGATTACCCAGCAGACGATGCCGCCGAGCACAGCGAAAAAGATGGCTATGAATTCATTCATGGGACACACTCCGTTATGAGCGTTGAGAAAACGCGGCCTCAGTCGCAGCAGTCGGACAGAGCCACTGGCTGAGGACCGCGAAATGATGCACCGAAAACAATCCGGTGCATCGTGCTGTTTCAATTGCGGTGATACGCACCGCAAGAACAAATGGACGCGGTCCCAGCAGACTTAGGGTTCACAGTGCCACACGCAGGGCACTTCCAGGCATCGCGCAGGCGACGAAGAAAAGCAAACATACACAACCTCCGACCAGCTTCTGCTGGACAAGTTGCGCCGCTGCAACCGAATGCTCCGGCTGATGTGATCCGTAATCACGAGCGACAAGTCTCAAAACAAAAACCCGTCGAACCGGTTACGAAGCCGAATCGACGGGGGAAGTGTTATTCAAATTTGATTAACTGTCAAGCCGAGTGCTGAAGATTCTTCAAAATATTTTTCGCAGTATTTTTTCGCATTAACCCATCTCCTGTGGTGCCAAGGACTTCGGCTACGTTTCCAAGGTCCACAGAATTTGGGACCATAATTTCATCAAGCAATCGGCTGATGAAGACCTGTTTCACATTGGCGCGACGAGCCAATTCGCTTTGCGACAACGAAAACGCTTCCATCAACAAATGCAGGTTTTCTGCAATCGCTTTTTTTGCTGCTTTCTTTTCGAACATTGTTTGCATCCTGTCACTATACAAGATTGAATAAGACGTTGCAAGAATTTCCGCTGTCAGGCGTTCGTAACTGCGAGACTTGTCTTCAGCAGCCATGCCCCTCGCGAGAACATGCGTCTGACAACGGAAAAGCGGCTGGCGATAATCGAAATCGCATCCTCAGCTTGGGAATCACCCGTTACTAAGGCAGGAGGTCTATTGCGGAGGCAGGCATAGGATGCTGCCGTATGGGAGGGTAGTAACATCTCGCATATTGATTTTTTTGCTGTCCTGTAGTGTGTGGCGCTCTGCGATTTCATGGGCGTGAAGGAACTGGTTCGCGAAGGAGTGCTCAACTTTTGGAGCACACACATGTTTCTATCGTTTCAGGCCGCAGAATACGTCCGCACCAATGGTTTGCGGAGTTTCATGATCGCCTCAAATTGCAGGCGATTTGAGCGGGTTATGCAGGTTCAGCAATGCTCGGACATCAAAAGCGAAATGCTGGCTGCATTTCGAGAAAGATGCCGGGCCAGTTGCCTTTCTCCGGTCACCATCGAAAAAACGATCACCGATGTCTGCACGGTTATAAAGTTTGCAACTGGTGTGACGTTCAGCCCGGGAAAGCGATTGAGACGACCAAAGCCGAAGCCGAAACCCGTAGCACTTGAAACCATCAACGCTGCGTACCTGCACGCCACACCATGGCTGCAACAGTGGCTCGCCCTGACGCTGTGGACTGGTCTCAGGCTGCGAGATTCACTCAGGTTGCAATTGAGCCTGCCGACATCGGACCCAGTTCTGTACTGGGAAGCGAGCAAGACCGGGTATGTGCATCAGTACCCGGTTCCTGCATGGCTGTCAGAAATCATTTCAGTGCGGCATAAGTTACCGTACCAACACGCTGAAGGCTGGACCGCTAAAATCCTGAAGCAGCATTTGCAAGCGGCGTGCTTGGCAGCCGGAGTCACGTATTTCCATCCGAAACTGATGCGGCAGCGTTCTGTAAATGAATGGAGTAATGCGAACGCCACCGCTGGTAGCCTAATTCACGGTTCCGGAATTGGGGTGCTTCAGCACTATCTGGATCCGCTCACCGTGCTGCAGGCCGCCGCACCTCGTGTGGCTGTTCCTGCGGCGATGCTCGGAAATCACAAACCCGGAGGAGCTGAAGAAACTTTGCTGACGAATTTTCGCCGTCTAGATCCACAAGCGCAGAATCTCATTTCAGACACGGCAGAAAGATTGGTTGCAAAATAATGGCTTGACGCCACTATTCATTTTTGTATAGTGCTCCACATTGCGTTCAAAAACGAATGGCCGAACAATACGCTGCAGAACAACGCAGTACGTAAGGGACAGCATTCACCGGGTGCCGCAGCCCGGTGTGGAATTCTGAAAACGGATGGTGCGGCACTCCGGTGCAATGCTTTGTTATCGTGCGGGTGGTTCAATGTCGTTCGAAATGTTTGGCTGCGAAGTGACGATCGATAGCCATAAATGTATTGCTATGGTGGATGAAGACAGGCGAATGATTCGCGTCAAACCAGCGATTCCTGTAATAGTGGGAGAACGGATTGTATGCGAACAAAAGAAAATAGACGCTCGCATTCTAGGGTTTGAGTTGTCCACTTCCCGTAGGTGGCTGAATATTCGGTATTGAGTCACGATAACGACGGCGTTAACCGGGTTGCGGCCGGTGGATATGGAATTCTGAGTCAGCGCGGACCGTAACTCCGTGTGCAATGCCTTGTTATTTTGCTTTCGGAGTTCTGATGGGACTAAAGCATTCATTTCGACAGATTGCGAAACTGGCTGAGGAAACCGATTCGGAAATCACGTTTTCTGAAAGACTGGGACTGGATTGGTACTGGAACAGTCTTCGGTTTCAGCCAGAGGAAAAGGACATTCAGAAATTGGTGGAAGCGATCAAAACGCTTCGCGAAATTGGATTCAGTAAGTCATAGATGTGTTGCATCGGCGACGTGTGGGAAACGTAGCAAATCGAAAGACAACCAGTGTCTGACCGTGAGATGGATGGGTTCGATTCCCGTAGCTTCGCAGCGGCATGTGATTTATTCACTGGGGCGATTTGTGGGAAACATCAACAGCCAGCGGGTTCGACTCCCGTCCGATGCTTCAGTGATGCGATACGGCTTATCCGTGAGGAAACGCAGGAATCAGGTGAAAGACACCGCCTAAGTCGCGTCACAGTGTTTAGTCAAAATAACGACAGCATTCACCGGGTGCCGCAGCCCGGTGTGGAATTCTGAAAACGGATGGTGCGGCACTCCGGTGGAATGCTTTGTTATGCGGCGAGGGTAGCATGGATTTCAGCAGACAATGGACAGAGTTCGCACTCAATGCGGAAGTAGAGCATTTTGGAACAGCACGAATTGCAAAAGCCCACAATGCACTGATGGCGAGGGTTGCCGATCTGGAAGAAGCAATACGCACGGACGCTGCCAGATACAGGTGGTTGCGTTCGCAGAACTGGAATGATGGCGTTCTCGGTGTCGTGGTAAACCCAAAAACATCGGTAAAGCTTGGGCATGATTGCCCGTCACACGATCGGCTTGATGCTGCAATCGACGCGGAAATGGTGTCCGCATAACGACCAGCGGTAACCGGGCCGCCGACAAGAGGCTCGGATTTGTGAACACGGCAGATCGGCGGCTCCGTGTTCACCGCTTTGTTATCCGTCGTTTGTGGTGACGCTATGCAGGACGAAAGAACCTTGAGAGAGATCGCAAGTAAACTGAAGGCCGATGGGATGCGGTGCAATTGTGATTTGGATAATTGGGAACCAGAGAAGTCAACCGGTCATTCTTGTGTATGTCGTATTCACAAAGAGTCGCAGCGAATCAAATACCGTCCTCATGACGTTGCCAAACAAGTCTGACGGATAACGCCCGGCGTTCACGTGGCCGGAGGAGTAAAACTATGCATTCTGAAAACGCTGAACCGACGGCTCCCGTGCAACGCCTTGTTATCCGCCTTCCACAGCGGTTCCAATGGAAAAACCGGATGGATGGTCCGTGGTTAAACGGAATCGTTTTTCCGGTCAGTGGCAGGGAACTGTGGCAAATTCACGCCGGCCCAGGCCACGCGACGTTTTATGCTGACCCATGGGAAGCTATGGGGATGGTGCTCGGAGACGCGGCTGGGTTCCGGTGGATCGACAATGATTACGAATGGGAACCGAAGGGCGCGATCTGTTGTGATACGATTTATGAGTCAGCGGAAGACTTTCGCGTTCATTTGTTGGTTGCTCATCAGTGCGGATAACGCACAAAATCACCGGGTTGCCGCCGGTGAGTATCGATGAGAAAACAGCCGGACGGCAACTCCGGTGCATTTTTTTGTTATGCGGATTGGAGGGTTTATGAGTCAATTATTGAGCGTGTCTGAGTGGCCATGTTTTGCAGATGGTGGTCGATACTTGTGCGTCATCCGTAATCGAGATGGTGAGCGTCAGCATGGTTTCGTGATTCAGGGATGTTGGGACGTAAATCTTGGATACGTGTGGGACGGAGGAACAGGGAGGTTTATTCAGTACAGTTCATCGGACGAAATGCTTGCCGATGGATGGCGGGTCGATTAGTCCGCATAACGACGGCGTTAACCGGACCGCGAGCGGTTGACGTCGATTCTGAAAACGGGTTGTTCGCGGTTCCGGTTCAACGCTTTGTTCTGCCTCTCCTGTTGTGGAAAGTTTCTGAAAAACCTTTTCTAAATCCGTATTTGTTGTATTGACAACAAAGAACGGGACGATAGAATTGCTGTCAGTGCCGAACACAACACTAAACACGGGAGCGAGAGACATGAGCCGAACACGAAACGAAAACGGGATCAAGTGGGAATACTCAGACTCTGAAGGAATGTGGTTCGCCAAAAAGGGTGACGACAATCTTCGAGTGTGCCGAGGCGACAGCAAGGGGCGAAAGTCAGAATGGTGGATTTTCAAAAACGAAGTGAGAGTCGGATGGGCGTCCACAATGGCGGATGCAATGAGCATGGCGTGATGTGTGCCAGTTGTCGCCAGTCTCTCGAAGAATGGGAGGCTGGCTTTTGCGAGGGGTGCGGAATGGCAAAAGATTTGAAGTCAATGTCTCTGAGAGAGGCGTACGACAGTGTTTCGCTGGGTGAAATTGTTTCGAGCCGGGTCGTTTATGAATACGCCATTGAATGCACATGGGAAAGCAAAGATAAGCGTAAAGGCTGTGTTTCTGTGTTCGTTGAGAAGTCGCGGCGTCCTCTTTCAAATTGTGAGGTGTATGAAAAGGCGTCGGATGCTGGGTATAGATACGACTCTGGCTGTGTGATTTGCGGATGCCACGGAGATGATGATGACGAATAACAAACGCGGCCGCCCCGCAACAGAACGCGGAGCGTACAACCCGAACCCCGCTCGCCAGTTCGGGCGGATTTCAGATGACGACTGGGACGAGCTGAGGGCGGCTGCTGATGCCGCCGGTCAGTCAATGGTTGAGTGGGCCTTGCCCGCACTGCTGCGGAAAGCACGTCGCGAAGCAAAAAGGCGTCAGGTTTCAGAGTAGGCAGAACGCCCGGCGATAACCGGGCGGACGGTTGTTTTTCCATGCGGGGACCGGTGGAAGCCGCTCCGGTTCATCGCCTTGTTATGCGGCTTTTCTAGGTATGGTGACATGTCGTTGTCAGATATGGCTGGCCAATTAAAATTTGTTCAAATTCAGTGTGTATCAGTGCAGAACAACAGCACGACACAATGCAACGTGATGATGTATGGGCTGACAGCGGATGGCAAGGTGTTTTTCAAAACGGACCGTGAAGATAAGTGGCGTGCAGAATCTATGACGATGCAATATGTCGGTCGGTCCGCATAACTTTGAATTATCAGTCCCAGTGATATCCCCAGCCGACCCCGCAAAAACGCGGGGTTTTTATTCGGCTCGGCGGAATATCACTCGCGGAGTCAGGTACATGATAACGACGTGCGCGGGATACGGGCTGAATATCACTCGCGCAGGATAAACACAGCGAGCCGCTGCGATTGCTCGCAGCGGCTCTCCCGGTGCTGTGGTGTCGGCCTGCTTGATGCCTCTACGACGGTCGGTGCTTTCGGTTACGGCAATTCGCCGTATATTGTCACATCGTCTGTGGGTAAACCGGTGTCTTCGTCAATTGTCAGTGGCCTCCACCAGCCGCTGATAGCCAGTAGTTGTGACCCATTGTCAAGAACAGTCGACGGCGTCACTGTGGCTGTTAGAGCTGCAACGCCCGCATTGCGTTGCCACTGCACCACACCATCGTTAAAGTTTTCTTTGGCGATTGTGAGGAATCGCTCAGTGTTGGCATTCCGCACTTCGATGCGTAATGTCAGCCCGAACGGGACGAGGTTATCAACTGTAGTGTCAGTTGTGTTGCCGCTTCTGGCCATACAAATCAGCACAGTTCCGCCACGATAAAACCACGACAGCTCTTGATCGTCGACCGCTGCCGCATTAAACACAACCTTGATTGCCTGCGTTGCATCGGACGTGTTGCCCCACATGTCGAATAACGCTGTGTTTGCATCGGCATCGTCAGCAGTTGTCGGCAGCCAATCACTGCTGTACCCAGTGCTCCAATTCCCCGAAACCACCGACCCCAGAACAAACCTCCATTCCATCGTATTACCGCGATAACGGGTGCGGTTACCCAGAAAGATTACGGTTCGTGCGTTGTAAGCATGTGCCGCGAAGTTCGCATCCCCGGACGCTTTAAAAGTTGTTTCTCCACCGTACCTTATATCAAGCACCGTCGCGTTTAATGCTGGCGTAGATCCGTACAGATTGCCAGTGGACCACACGTAATCGTTATCAGATTTGACTGGTGGTTTCCCGAGCAGAATTAAACGATCTGGATTTAGTTGATTCGGTGTCGCTGGCATCTCCCACAGCTCATTCGTCAACAGCGCCGCAGAATCCTGCAATCCGTAAACGATGTGTTTGTCATTGTCTGCGATGTACGCCTTGTCAATTGTGGAATGTCCGGTGTCGCCAGTACCGTTGATGTATTGATCTGTCGGCTCACCGTCTGGCAGTCCACTTCCATCAGTTTCATCCAAAACGAAATAGTTGTACTTATTGACACTGGACGAAAAGTTTCGCCGCGAATGTGCCCCAATGATGACACCGTTTCGAGCATGCGAAACCATGTTACCACCTGACAGCGTACCGCCGATCGCAGCAGTTGTTATCTTACTGTTCCATACCAAACTGGTGTACACAGTCCAGCCGTCTGCGTCTGTTGTCGGTGCGTATCGTCGCAGCGTATACCAATTCACACTACTGATAATTTGATCGACGGTTTGCAATGCGTCCGTGCCGGAAGATGTCCAGTAGGGTGGACGTGATGCGTTTTCCCAGTAACCGGTGACTTGGTAATCATCGATGTCGACAACTGCTGCCGCCTGATTGGAACTGGTCGAAAAGTTCACGCCATGCACTGAATGAAACTGATCTGTTGCCGCAGCCCATGTAATTTCAATGTCAACGTTTTTTACAAACAACGGTCCACCAGTGACCGTCACTGACACGACGCCATCGAGTGCGGTTAGTGCGGTGTCAATTGTCGCTGCGTCGTCTTCATGTGTCAGCGTCGCACTACTTGCGAACCTGCGAAACACAATTTGCAACGGTGAGCCAGTGTTGTCATTCCAGCCCGGACAAATGCGATATTTTTTTACCGTCGCTCGTTTCCACAAATCAAACGTTTGCAGTTGTGGTACGACGGAATCCACAACCACACCACCATTGCTGCAGCGATTGTCTGTCGAATAAATCATTCGCGCCGGTGGAGACAGCGGAAGCCCTCTTCTGACCCATGCACTGGAGCTAGTTCGATCCCACAGCACCTCGAACAATTCGCAATCCGTCGCACCTGCGGTTTCCGTGCCATCGTTCGCAACGATAACACTGTCTACTGCGTACTGTTTGTAATTGCTTGCCGGTGTCGTGCCGCTGGGATATGTAAACGGGCTGTTTGTTGCCAGTGCAGACACAAGCACCGCTTCCACCTCAATGGACGTCCCAGCATTCGGCACATCCGCTTTCAGTGCTACCGCTGGCGACGATGTAGAAAGCGTCCAAGACGATGTGGCTTCGATGTCTACTCTGTGCCAGGCGTAGCTTGTCGTCAGCGTTGGTGCCGTCGCTGCTGTGTACCATGTGCCGTTGCTGCGGAATTTCACAGCACTGATTCCGGCAGCAGTCGTCGGCATTTCCACGTCGAAGTAAATAGTGTCGATGTCAACAACGCCATCTACGGTCGCCAGCGGCATCGTGAGTTCAACGGCGTAATCCGCCGTCGATGCGTTAGTGAATGTCTCAGTGAATTCTGCGTAGCACCAACCCCACGAGCCACCGGCAGGCAAGCCCGTCAACGTGCGACTGTAAAACGTGCCATTGGATCGCAGCCGAATACCGCTGATTGTGCCGTCTGTGTTGCTGTCGAATCTGCAGTATATCCAGACCGTGATTTTGACGGGTGCCGCCGTTGTCGTAGCAGTGTCCATTTCCCACGTGTTGACAATCGTGTCTGAGCCCAAAGTAGTTGAAAACGTTGTGAACGTTCCGTTACCAGCCGTTGGCTGCGTTACCACTTCTGCAACTATCGAATCGACCGGCCTGAGCTGGAAGTTCGTCGTCAACGTCTTCTTTGCCAGCATCCATATTGACACTGCTTTGATGACGTTGGTGCCTGCGGTGTAACTGCCCGACACCGCCCATTGCTGTTCATCGTTGTGGTCCGTTGGACCAACTGCCTGACAGATTGAGCCGTCACCTGTGCCGGACGGCGGACTGATCGCATCGTCAATATTTGCTGCGGTGTTCGTTGTCCACACCGTGTTCACGGTTGCACTGGGTCTCAAGGTGAGCACACCGAGCCCGCCATCTGTGGCAAAGTTCGCTGTGTCTGAATTCGTCCAGCCGGAGGTTTCGCGTTGTCGCAGAATTCTAACGGTATTGTTTGGCGAGCACATGACCGCCAGTGCTTTTTTCTCCCATGCCCACACGCCTGATGATGCTGTGAATGCTTTAACATTCACGTAATCGAATTCCCGGCAACTACAGCAGACACGAAACGCCATATCGTTTACCTCGATGCCATCGGCCCGCAGTCGCCCATGAACCACCAGTGCCCGTCAATCCATTCAGCTTTACCGAACGTGTTGATTTCGTATTCGTCCGATTCGCTGTGGTTCCAGACTTTCACCTGTGGTACGCTGTCAGGTGCCTCAGTATATTCCTCGTCCGATACGGACCAATCGCAACGAGTAGCCATTGCCGACGTCGCACCGGTCAGTGCATGCGTAGCAACGCCAAGTGCCGCATCCAGTATCACCGCAATCGGTGGCTGCGTTCCGGTCGGTCGTGGCCCTTTATCGCCGCCGCTATTTCCTTGCTGCGTCCGACGTAAATAATCCTGCCAGATCAACCGGGCCTGCTCGCCAGCCAATACGGGAATCTCTTCCGTCATGGTGCGACAATCTTAAATGCAGCCACCCTCACGGACGTACTTGCTACGGAAGACTTTAAATACAAGCCCGCGAGGCTAGACGCGATCGGAAGCACTGCGGCGGGATATCCGGCGGGAATGTCGATCACTGGAACGAAAACCGATGCGTCATCAATTCCAATTTGCACCAGTGCCGTGGCGTGAAGATTTTCGACTACTAAAACAGCATCGTCAGTCACGTCGCCTACGGCAAGCACTTCGTGCGTTGTGCCGATCACCTGAGTCGCGTCAAACACCAGCCCGCTGGTGGTCTCGATGGTTTTTTGTTTGGACGGAATGCTTCTCGACAGTGCGTTATCTTCGTACCAGTCGAGACGAAACAATGTGCGCACTGAGTTGGCCATCACAATAATCCTAAAGCGTCGTACGGCAATGAACCGTAAACTTTTGTATATTTGAAAAGCGGTGTGTCGGTGTTTGTTTCGCGGGTTCCGTCCGCTTTCAGCAGCACCGGTTTGGCAGTATCAACACCCTGATCATCGGTTGCTCTGCGAACATCACTACCGATTTTCACGTAGTACCCTTCATGCGTCCATCGTTTGTACCATGCCTGCGCCGCTGTGGCTCCAGCCAATGGAGCCCGGAACTGGATCCGTGCCGTTACGTCCCATCCGCCCTGTGGTGCACCGTAAGAAAACTGGCTTTTTGCGGAGAACCCAACCAGTCTTGCTGTGCCTGGAGGCCATCCGAGAAACGTGTCTGAGTTCGTCGCGTGTCTGTATGCAGAAATCGCGTAAGTGTTGATCGTGTTGAATCGCCGGCGGATGACGCAGGTCTGATCTGCTATCTCCATCGTCAGACCTTCGACTTTTTCCTTATTGACGGTCACGATTGCCTTGCCGTCGAAGTCTCTGTCGATCGGTTCGGTCGATGTGACGTCTGACCATTCCACATCGACAACTTCCGTTACAAATGCGGGATCTGGAACGCCCTCGTAAGTGACGGTGACAACCCACAGCGTAGGCCCGAGCGGAGTCGCGTTGTATCCTTTGACGTAGGCAAAAGCACCGCTCGGATGCTGTTCGCCAAATGATGGAATTCCAACTGCTGTGACTGGCACACTAATATCATCACCAATCTCACAGAGGACCTGATACGCCTCGGTGATCTGGTATTTCGCGGAAAAAGCGCTGAAGTTTTCGGTGGAGAAACTTCCACCGGTTTTAGACCACATTTGTGTGACGTTGATAACGCTCATGACACAGCCACCAATTTTGAACCTTTGGCTGTGTTCTCAGCGATCTTTTGTTGCAGTTCCAATTGCTGAGCGTTGAATTTTGCGAGTTCCTGTGTGTGTTTCTGCGTCTGCTCCAAAATCTTGTTTGTCTTATCCATCGGGTCAGAGTTCTTGCCACTCGTCAGCAATCGCGATTCACTGGCCATTAGTGGCCCGGTTTCTTTAGGTTTCTGCAGTGGCGTCTTTTCTTTTTCCATTTCCGCTTCGGCAGCAGCGAGTTTTTTCGCGGTGGCTTCGTCGACGCCCTGATTGATTAACGCCTGAGCCTTCGCGGCTTCCTTGCCTTGTTCAGCTTCCAGTTTTTTGAGTGCCAGCCGTTCCTGTTCTGCTTTGACGAGATCAGCAATCCGTTGCTTTTCTTTGGCCGCTTCCTGTGCGTTGGTCTCTTCGGCTTTCGCTTTATCCTCTTTGGCCTGCAATGCCGATTCAGTGGCCGCGATCTGCTTCGCTGCTGCATCTTCGACGCCCTGTGCAATTAACGCCTGCACTTTTGCTGCCTCTTTGCCCTGCTCTAATTCCAAAGCACGCAACGCAAGCCGTTCGTTTTCCGTGCGGACAATGCCCTCAATCCGATCGCGTTCCCGCTGCGCGTCCTGAATCGCTTTCTCTGCTGCTTTGGCTCGCTCCTCTTCAACACGCTTCTGCGCTTCCTCAAGCTCCTTCTGCGCTTCAGCCTTGGCCAGAATCGCGTCGCGTTCTTTCAGCAGCCGTTCGGCTTCTCCACGATCTTCAATCGTTGTGTTGCGAGCGGCATCGAGCAACAACTGTTCTTCTTTAGTGGCTGCGAGGTATTCTACTTCCTGCTTCAGTTGGGCTATATACGCCTCTGATTTGTCTTTCGCTTCGTTTGCCTTGGCGAGTTCCTCGTTCTGCCGAGTACGCTCCGACGTAATCTTCTGCAGTTCGTCGCGTTCATCGCGAAGTGCTGCCAGCCGGGCTTTGTCGTTCTCCAGCTGTTCCTGAGCCTGCTTCGCGTACTCTTTGCGGTTGCCCGTGACCTGCCAGGCGTCCGCCCAGTCGTCGACAGCCTTTTGCGACACGGTCACGTTTTTACTGACTGCGTCAATGTCTTTGTTCAGCGTGTCTAGTAACGCTTTATACTCCGCTCGTTTCTTGTCCGGATCGCGAATGAGTTCAATATCCTCTTTCGCGTTCTCCATCATTACAGAGCGAGTTTTCTGAAGCCGGTCTTCCAGTTCTTTGGATGCTTCTTTTGCTCGTTCCAGTTCGCGGGTGAATTTCTTTGTCTCAAAAATCACATCGCCGATTGCTTTACCGATTGCGGAACCGATCGTGGCGGCCAGTGCGACTAGGCCGACTTTGAATGCAAGTGCCCCGGCTTTACCGGCTTTCGAGACTTCACCGAAAGAACTGATCTTTTCAGTTGCTCCAGCCAGTTGAGAGGCGAAGTTGCCGAGTTCTGTGTTTCCGGTTAACTGTGCCAGAGTTCCGACAAGCTCGGTTGTTTTCTTTGCGTTGCCGCCCACGTCCTTCATGGCTGCGCCGGTGTTGTTCATCTTGCCGCTGATTTTGTCTTGAGCGGCTGCAAACTGTTCCGCAGACAACGCACCGTCACGGTGCAACTGGTTCAGTTCTTCCAGTTGTTTGGCATACCTGTCGGCAGGTTCTTCGAGACCGGACAGGATTTGATTCACTCGCTTGAGTGACTTGTCCATGTTTTCCGCAGTCGTCGCGAACTTCTGCGACGCCTGATCGTCAGCCTTGATAAGTATTTCGACTGCTTCGGTCATTCGCGACTTTTCTTTCTTCCGATTCGAAGAACTGGACCGCTTCAACGAAACTTGCCGACTGATCCAACACGCCGCCGGTTATTGGAGGCATCCCTTTTCCGAACAGGTCAATCAGATCAATTGACGTCACAATCGATCGACAAAACGAGTTCGGGCATCCCTCAACAGTAAACACTCCGTCCTGACAGTCTTCGCATCCGCCACCGTTGCATGACGGGCATTCGATTTCCAGCAGGTTTGGTTTTTCGCTGACGTCTCGACACTGACCACGGGTGCAACTTCTACAGATCATTCCGCCCCGTATCAGTGCCGCTACTCTATACTTTTTTTTTCGTCCTGTGTGATGTGCTGGTTGTACATGACCTTCCGAAGTAGCTCCCTCGCCTCGCCATAGGTCAACACGTCCCGAATGGCATCAGGAGTAAACTCGATGCCGCTCATGTGCTTCCAGCCGACCACCACGCCTTCGAGAACTTTGCACGTTTCGTCGAACAGTTCCTCAATCGTCAGTTCGTCATTGTTCGTCCACAAATCCAACACAGTCCCGATAGACTGCTGACCCCGCATCGATTGCGATTTGGCAAAGAACGTTGGCCTGCTGTCTGCTGGCTTGTCTTTGTCGGTGTCCAGAACAATGGGGTACTGCTGACCCGGTTCGAGTGAAATCGGCATACGTTTCCATTAGTCAAAAGTGATTGTGAGTTCTGTGTCTGCACTGCTGCCCTGAGTCGCCAGCCATGTGAGGTTGTCGACCATCATGTCCGAGCGATTGCCCTGCTGTTTATTTTCCAGCTGGGCTTTCGGTGCTGCGATCGTGATCGATGTTCCGGTGGTGCCGACTCGCATCGAGAATGCCTGAGCGGATGACGTGAGCCACAGTGAGTCACGGTCCTGAGTGGCTACCAGTTCCGACTCTGGATCTGCGGTGATCACTGGTGCCCGGTTTGTGACCAGAGCAGACACGTATCCAGAACGGTCGGTAGCGTTGACACATTCCCGCATGATCACGCTGTTGCCTGCGTCTACTTCGACGTTCGACGTACACAGTGCTACGCTGTTCCATGTCAGAGCACCGGCTGCAAATCGCAGCGGCGAAACTGTTGGATAGGTCGGTGCAATGAGGGCTGTGTCTGTTTCGTTGCTGGAGTATTTGCCCGTGAAAGTAAACTCAATGTAAGCAACCTTGCCAGTCGGGCAAACTATTTTCCACGTGCCCATTGCACCGGACAACAGCGTGCGTTTGCCGTCTTTGTAGTGGCCGATGGTCAGCGTTTTGACGTTTGCACCGGGTCCAGCTGATACAGGCGAGAACACCCCAGCCGTATCGACCCACCCACACGCTGGCAGCAGGACACTGGCCCAATTGGGAATATCCGTTCCGTTGTACGTAAGATCGTGAATGATGGTGCAGGTGCCTGTCATGCCTTCGGCAATGCTGGTCAGGTAGTTAAACCCGCCCTGACCTTCACGCCGAGTAAATGCGACGTTGGGCTGAATCATGAAGTCTCGAGCGTTGTAAACGCCTTCAGCACCGGTCAATGATTCGGCTGTTCCAATCGTCGTTTCCGTCTTTGCAGCGAATACCGCGCGACGTCGTAGCAATGGCATGAGTTCTTTCCCTTATGTTTTGACGAGACCACTTGCTTTAAGCAGGTTTAGGTTGATACGACGATCGATTTGATATCTCAGTTCCGCTTCGACAACTTTTGCTTGTGGTGCCGCTAAACTGTTTTTGACGTATGCGCCCCAGGCTGACACGCCCCGCTTCTGTACAATCGGCTGTCTCATGCGTCCGCGATGGCGACCCTTAGTCATTTTGACCGCCGCCCCTTCACGCATGAAAACATTCCCTTTCCAACTGACTTTTATAACACCGGGCTTTGGTCCCATAAACGCCCCGTTGAGACGTTTTCGCCCGCCAGTTTTGCTGATTTTGTAACTTACGCCGCGTTTATCCTGCTTCGCTCCAAAGTGCCGCAGCCCCAGTCGTGGTGTTTTTTTCAGAGACACGACAGCCGACAGGTTTTGCTCCGTCGCACTCGCTCGAATACTCAACGGCTTTTCTGATTCCTCTTTTTTCAAGTTAACCGTAGCCCGAATGCCGCGACCCATTTCCAGCTTCGTTTTTTTGCTTACCTGATTGATTGCTGCAGCCAGTTCCTTCTTCATCTTCTTGCCAACGCTAGCCGATGCCGTCGCGAGCTTCTGCAATTGGTTCTGATCGATTTCAATTGCCAGCATTAGTTGCGTACCGTGTACGGATCACCCTCGGACACTCGAAACGTCACAATTACTGGAACTGCAATACCCTCATATCCACCATCAGACGTTGCTGTGATCTGTGGCCCGAAGTCTGCATTGATCGCATTGCCGTCGAACGTGTGCCATGTGCCTGATGTTCTGATGGCTTTGTGAATCGCAGCCTCTGCTACGTCCTCGTACAGTTCCACTGGCGTCGGGTCTTTTTCGCTGGGAGCGATGTGTACCCGCACCAAAAACGTCTGCTGATATGCAATCGCCGGAGGATTTCCGGGGCAGTCCAAATCCGTCACTCGTGTGATTTCTCCGCGAGTCAACACAATCAAGCCGTGTGCCGGCGTGTACGTGGCAATCTTCGTAGGACGCACCACGTTGGTGAACGTGAATGCGTCGTTTGGTTCTGTGATCAATGCTTCCAGCCGTGTGAAAATCTCATCAGAGATTTTTGTGACGATTGGTTTTTCAATGATCACCGACATATCAGCACCAGCATTCCCTCGTCGTGTTCGGTCAGCATCTGTACCGATACCTTCCGAGCTGTTTCGCCGATACGTGGTGCAAGTTCGATCTGATCACCACCGGTATCGAGTTCTGCACTCGTGATTCCGGTCGTGACGTTATTCGCAACTCGCACCTCAAATTCAGTAAGGATCTGCTCGTCCGGATTGAACGTGGCCACCTGATTGCGGATGACGACAGCCTTGATTGTTCTTGGCTGTCGTACCGCAGCAGTGTGGAATCGATGCGGGTGGTATGTCACTGTTTCAGCAAAATGATCGCTGTTGAGAAACACCGTTCCCGCATCAGTTACAATCCGTCCTGCGAGACTCATATCAATTTCGCTTCGAAACGATCTTGATATAGTCGACAGAAAACGCATCGGTGTTGTTGTCCGACGTTTTCTGAATCTGAAAATATGGCTGAAACCCTGCGGTGTAGTTTGCCATCGTGAAGGTCGTGGACGCTGCCACTCGCACACCGTCGATATAAAATTTGACGTCTGACTTCCCGCCCGTGAAATCAATCACGAATTTGCGATAAACGCCGCTGACGAAACTGACTCCGGTGGCGACGTCGTCTCGGTCGGTGACCGCGTCATCTGTTTCGCAGACGATCGCGTTGCTGCCGATAATGCGAAACAACGCATGTGAAGCAATGTTATCAATTGCGTCGGCGCGGGCACTGGCCAAACCAAACGCGATCGAAGTTGTTGAGTCGCATGTACCACCCGTCTGAGCAGTAAACTTGACGCGAAATTCAGCCCGCTGAATCAGGTCAATGTCATAGTTCAGAATGTCGCTCGTGAAGACGCAGCAATTCTGTATTTCCGTTGCAGATGAATTTGCGAGCGTCAACTCGCCATTGATTCCGCCGACCGTTGCTGTTGGCGTTGTGCCAGTGACGACTAAATCCCACTGATCACTTCCCACTGGGGACGCGAGTACTGTCTGCGGCCCAAGAAAATCATCATACCATTCGACAAAATCCTGAATACCAGCCATGATCTATTCCTTTACAAACAACGGTCATCGCATTCCGCTACGTTGTGGAGATGCTTTCATAAAGCCCGGCTGACTACACAGCCAGCCGGGCAAGTTCACGAATCAATCGATCACGCCCCGTTGTGCTTGTACAGCCCTCGGTAGTCGATCGCTGCAACGCCAAACGTTTGACGAACCTTGTTTTTGTAGACGTCTTTGTCGAAGTCCCATTCAGATTCGAGAACTGGGGACTGCTCGCCTTCCAAAAACGTAATCTCAACGGTGTCGACCTGGCTGTTGTTCGCTGCCAGGTACCATGCCGTTGAACTGTTGGCGTCGAGCAGTGGCTCAACGATAACCTTCAGCGGTCGGTCTCCGTTTGGCCCGTAGATGTTCTTCGTGTTGCTGTTGCCAGCGGCAGAACCACCCACAGACGGATCAGCAATCGAACCGATCAACTGCAGTGCGGTTGCACTGATTGCTGCAGGAACGATCAGGAAGGCTGGCTGAATATTCAGGATCACGTCCGAACGAAGGCCCTTCTTCGTCATCATGCTGATGTACGCAGTGTTCAGCGTTCCGACAGCCGGAGCACCTGCACCAGTCGCATAGTTGGCGTGACCGCCAGCCGTTGTCTGTGCCGTCGCGTTGAACAGCAACCCTGTATCGGCCATTGCTGCATTGGCAGTCAATACACCGTATACTGCCTGATTTTGCAGGCGACGGCATGCTGCACCCTGCATGGCAGGAATACGGCTGATGGCATCCAAATCATCATTAACAACAGTTTCCCAAGTGATGGTAAACATGTTGCCATATTTGTTGACCTTGTAGGATTCCTTCGCGTCGCTCATCGACGCATCAGGATATGAGCTGCCCTCCGGAACCATTTCCGGTGTCCCCATTTCACTGAAGCGAATTCGATTCAGTGTCTTGAAGTCACTGGTCGTACCGGCATCCCGTGCCCACATTGACCAGGTGTATGGAGCTTCCTCGTAGCCAGCCAGAAGCGTTTTGTTTGCCGCATCCAGCAGGAGATTGGCAAAGCTGCCGGTCGTGTGGTACGCATCTCGCTGGATTCGGAACCGGTTCATCGACCCTGGGTGACCCATTGCCACAAGTGCGATGTCTTTCGGAGCCATCCGGCGAACATCGCAGCCCATCTTTTCGGCGTACATTTCAGCCATGCGGCTGAGTTTCATGTTGACGAAGTCCTGATGCCCGACAGCCGGAGTCGCTACTGCGGTACTGCGAATCCCGCCCTGTCGGAACGTTCGCATGATCAGGCCATCTCTGGCCGCTGCAAACAACTTGTCGTCAGCGGATTCGGTTAATGCCACTCTGTCGGAACTCTGTCCAATCGGTGCTGTTGCCATTTTTTGAAGTATCCTTGCTCGTGCTGTGTTGAGGTCAATGCCTTCATCGCAGAGCGAGTCGGCAAACGATCGTTCGATTTTGTGCTGAGAACACAACGCCTGAATTTCTTTGCGCCGGGTCTGGTCTGCCTTCGCGTAAGCCTGAATGGCTCGTGCGATGGACTTTTCCACAGTCTTTGGATCCTCTTCAGTTGCAGCAGCTGGTGCGGCTTCGCTCGCTGGTGCTGCTGCGGAATCGGCTGCCATTACTTTTTTTGCGGGATCTTCGGTCATGGCGTTTTCAACCATGTCTTCTGTTTCCGGCTCAGTGTCGGGTTTCATCTTGCCAACCACCCAGGACAGAATCTGATTCGGGTCGACCATGCCTTCAGGAAGTCCCATTGCCGTAAGCTGGCTCAACAGTGCCTCGTCCATTCTCTCAACCTTTCTTTCGAGGTCTGTATATGACCTGCGTACTGTGGAAAGTTCGTCCGCACCAGTGGCACAGATCGAAGCGTTATGCGGCTGCCATCGCGTGTGGATAACTGCCGGACCATCGATGACAGCCCCGCGACTTGTCGTGAAGGACTTGCCGTGAGGAATAAACAGTGATTCAAGAGGCAGAGCGGTGATTGAAAAGTCAGTGATGTGCCCTTCATTCATTCGCTGGCAAATCAACTGAGCTTCCGGATCACTGGCGAAACTGGGGGTTCCGTGTAACTCGCCATTGACCACCTGCAGACTGCGAACGCTTCCGAAAATGTTCCGCACCGTGGAATCATCGTGAGAATCAACAATCGGGATCTGTGCTTGATTGGTGCGGAGAACAACGCCTTCCATCAGCAGTACTTCGCTGATTACATAGCCACGCTCTTCGTCGTAACGCCGTACCGGGGTCTCTGTGGCGATCACCACATCAGATACACCGTTTCCGTACCCGACCGAGCGCAGAACAACGCTTGTGCGTTTCGCTTTCGGTATTGTTGGAAGTTTTCCCGGCTTACGTGGCATCCGCTGCCATCTCCGTTTCAGGAACCTGAGTCAGGTCTGTGTCAACAGTGCCGTCCAGTGCATCAGTAATCAGGGCACTCGCAGTCGCTTCTGTCAGCCCCAGTGTCTGCAAAAACACTCGTGCCTTGGTCTCGGTTGCAGTGCCTGCGATCAGTTCAGCAAGGATGTCCTCGATCGCTTTACGATTTCTACCCCACTGCAGCCGCGACATGTCAGACATTTCGCCGGTCGGTTGATTCGCTGTGGTATCCGCGATCGCTGCTGCGCCAGTGGCGGATAACTGCTGAGCTTCTGCCTGAGCAGCTTCCACGTTCGCCATGTCTGCCGTAACAAGTCCCAGAGATCGCTTCAGTTTTTCCTCTTTGGCTCGCTGGTAGAACACGTTCCGCCAGTTCTTGCCACGTTGTCCAAGTTCGTCCTGGTATGTGCTCTGGAATGACGTCAGTGCGGAATCCGACGCTGACTGCTCGCTCTGTGGGTCCACCCATTCCCATGCCGGGGTCTGCCATTCGACAGCCGTTGACGTTCGGCGGTCGGCCAGAATGTCTGTCATCGAGGCAAAGCCATCCACGCCAGCCGTCGCGGCCTGATCATTGAATCGATCCCAAACCGGCTGGCAGCAGTGCTGCACCATGTATTTTTGCCATCGGCGAAAACGTCGACGATCTTCCAGCATGCTTGTACGGCTGCTGCTGTAACTGGTGCCGCTGTAGTTGCGGGAGACGACTTCGTAACTCAGCCCCGTGCCGACGCTGATTCCTCGCAGCATGAGGTTAATCCACGGCTCGGATGCTGAGTTTGGTCGACCAGGATTGATTGACTCAATGGATTCACCTTCGTTTAAATAGGTGACCATCGCCGGTTCGAGATACTCCAGCCGGTTGCCGTTTATGTCGGTTGATTCGGAATCGGTCGACGGCATCAGCCCCGCACCGGGACGGCCATTTGTTTTGATGGCGATACCGAAACAAGAGGCGACTGCGGAAGCCTGAATTTCGTTATCGACGTATACGCCGAGATCCCGCAGCCATGACATGACAGGAGCAAACCACGACACGCCGCGAGTCTGCCCGATACGGTCCATCCGGTACAAATGCAAAATGTCTTTCGCGTCGATTCGTTCCGGTTCTTGACGTCCGGTCGTGTATGGTCCGTTCGGATGCTCCGGATAGATCCAGTACGCTAACGGCTTGCCGAGTTCATCCAGTTCCACACCCCGCGTGATGCGGTTTCCGTCTGTGCTGCGGACCTTGTATGTGTCCTTCTCAGTCGCGAGTCTGTCGGCTTCAATCAATTCGATCGCAAGGGGCACCGGGCGATAGATTCCGCGATACTTGAGCGACGGAGTTTTAACCAGATGAATCAGGACTTCACCGGCCTCAACCATTTCACGCTGTGCGAGCTGCTGGATCTCTGCAAAATTCAACCGTCCGTTGACGTCGCAGACCTCGCACCATTCCGACCAAACCTTGTCGCGTGATTCGTTCACGTCCTCAATGTCAGTGCCTTCAGGCGTTTCCACCTGAGATTGAGCAGTGATACCGCAACCAACCACTGAACTGACAATGGTATCGACAACGCCCCAGGCATACGCATTGTCTCGAACCAGAGCACGGGACCACGCCCGCAGTGCGTCTGCTCCGAATGGGCCGAGAAGCTCGCTGTCTGCTGACTGGTTGCGGGGTTTTTTATTGTTCGTCAGCCGATTGGCTTCCGCCCCCGCATACATGCGTTCAAGCGTGCGCCGCTGCATTGTGCGACGTACACCGGCTGCCGGTGACAGCATTCCCACGATGCGATCGATGGTGGAACCAATCATCGACTGGTCCTCTGCATCTTGGCGAGGCGAAACATTCCGCCGCCTGATTCGCGGTCAACCTGCGTCTGTAACATGTTTCGCTGTTCAAACAGCGTTGACAGGTCGAGTGCGGTTACTGTGCGGGATCCGATCGAGTACGATGACGCACCGCCGGTCAGCAGTGCTTCGATCGCTGCGTCAATCTGTGCCAGCAATGATGCGGGTGTTGCCATGCCTGCAGTGTCGTGCCACTGCGGTGAAATTGGCAAAGATTACTGGCGGTGATATGCTATGGTGTGGTAATGTGGCTTCACACTTTTAGGAGAGTGGTCATGAGCAAAACAGCAGCTGGTGTAATTCTTGTAGCAGGTCCGATTGTCGCGTTACTGGGTGGCGATATATCAGCCACTGCCAATAACCAGCCGTCAACGCCTGACACGGACTGGTATTATTCAATGATTAACGGTTTCGGAATCCTACTGATTCTGGCCGGACTGGGAATGTTCTTCTATGGGGCAATGAAGTTTGCTCGGAATAGTGCTTAATTACTCAACCTCTTTCCATGTCGCCCCGCAAAACCCGCACTTGCAATACCGTGTGCGGCCCTGCGTACTGTATACCCGAGAACATGACCGCCCGTCAATCTTGGCGTCCAGATCACGCAACGCCTGACACGTGGAGCATGGCTGCGGGACAAATTCCGTCACCCGCGCCTTCGGTGCCTTAACGTTTTCGCAGGCTGTTGACCCATCCACCGTTTCGGCGTTTTGGGACTCCGTGCCGCTGGCCTGCAGGTTTCCCTGACGGTGGTTTCTGTTGTGCTTGCTCATTTGGGTTCTTCTGCCTTGCAGTAACTGAGGGACCATCCGGGGTTTCCGCTGTGGGTGACAATAGATAAATGCCGCGAGCACTTGCCGCAGCCGCTGACATGTACAGTGCGTCCAGCCAGTGATTATTTTCGCTGACTTTGTTCCAGTATGTTTTCGTGCCTTTGCCTTCCTTGAACTCGCTTACCAGTTCTTCCGCGACGATATGCTGTGCGAAGCTGGTGTGTTTTCGGTCGTTCGGCTGAACAAACAGCGACAACGCACCACGCCTCAGAAAGTTCTGCTCGTCAAACGTTGGAGTCAGAAACCGCTCATGCACGAATTGTTTCCAGAAGTCTGTATCCAGTTCATACAACCACAGCCCCTGTGCCTCCTGGTATGATGCGTGAAAATGGTTTCCGGGCTTTATCTTGTCGGTTGCTGTCGTCTTGTCACGATAGTTGCCGATGCCCTTGGTCACATAGAACGGTGAACCCTGCACATCTCGCACAAACTGATACGCTGCGTCTGTAAACGTGCCCGAGTCGATAAATACCGCATCCACCTTCCTTGGTGATCCGGATGCGTCCACGTATTTTTTTTGCAACAGCTCATCACGCCAGTTCAGCAACGCTCGGTGAATCATCGGCTCGCTGGCTTCGTTGTTCATCGCACGATCAGTGCCAGTCACTTCGGCTCTGCCATAATCGATCACACAGCCGCCAGCACCCTTCCACCATGCGACCACGACCCAATGACAAAGATATTTTCCGAGGTCTATCGCCGCTGTGATGCAGGACGCATTTGCTGGTAATTGGCCGCGATCCAGTCCGCTTAAACGACCTGCTACGGTATGCCATGTGAGACCGCTCCCTTGTGGGCCGACTTCTTCCGGTGGATCGTTATCAATTTCAGTGGCGACTGCCTTTTCGCCGAGGTCTGCAACTTTGTTGTAGTACGACTGGATCGCTGACAGTTCCAGCGGTTCGCCGTCTTCATGCAGTTTCTTACTGTGGCTTTGTGGGTTGCTAATGATGCAATCCCGCTCGATCTCTGCTTGATTGTCACGCCAAAACCTGAATGCAGTCCGTGCGTCCGGATCCGTTTCCTCTGTCTCAATTCGCAGTCGCAAATACTCCTGCACCAGATCCATGCGATCCGGCGGCTTAATCATCTTGCGATATCGCTTGCCCTTCCATGATGGTTTCTGTTTCGGATCGGTAAACTTAAACGCTACAGACTTGCGATTCTGGATCGTGCAAAGAAACACACGCGCGACACGTTCCGCTGACGATGCCAGACCCCCGATATCCTGCTCAATGATCTCCTCGTTCTTTTCAATCAGTGCATCGGATTCCGCTGCTTGACGGTCCTCAATGTCGTCAATGATTGCGATATCTGGCCGCACATCTCGATAGTTCGTACCACGGATGCCGCCATCAATGCCGATGCTCGAAATGATCTGGCCACGGCTAACTGATTCCAGATCGCCCGGCCAGTCGTCCGGTAACTGATGCCGTCCGATGGTCGGGAAGATAATGTGATCCGCTGCCAATTCCGCATTGGTGAATTCACCCTCTACCGTCTGCATGCGTGCTCGTGATGACCAGCCGCCGATCGCTTGCAACGGTCTACACAACTCAGGAAAGTCCTGCAGCAGCAATTCTGATTGCTGCAGCTTTTCGCGGACCGTCCTCAGTTCTGATTCGCTCTTTCGTTGGTTCTTCCCGATGACGATCGGGAATCGCGATAGCCCGGTCAGCACCAAAAACAGAGCGGTATAAATCGCCAGTTTCGTTTTGCCTTCTCCGCGAGTACCTGCGATTGCCTGATCCCCTCCATATCGTGCAGCCCGAATGATAGATGTGTGCATGTCGCGACGGTCTGCGGTGAACGGTTCAAAGAACACATCAGGGAAATATGTCCGCAGAAATAACTCCCCATCCTGCATGGTTGCCCGTCTGCGGTCAGCGTTTACAGGGCAGGGAATTTGCAGGTCACGTTCAGACGCTCGTGATTTAGCTTTACGAACACGGTCCCTCGTGCGCTCGTCACTTGTCAGCATCTCCTTCGCCTGCGGATGTGAGCTTAGCAAGCTCTCCAGGCGGCAGACGTCCAAGGATGTCAAGTAATCTAAGACGCTTGTTGTCATCGGCTTCCTGTTTTTTTAGTTCCAGTTCTTCGCGTTTCAGGTCTGCCTGATCTGCTTTCACCAGTGCTTCAAATGCCTGCCGTTTTAATTCCGGATCTGGATTGTTTTCGACAACGTTCAGCAGTTCTTCAACCGCTCTTCTACGTCTGTCTTCAAGTCCTGTGAGCCATCCAGCCACTAAGGCACGTCCAGTCAGTTTGATGTCTGCGATCGTCTCCAGAGGCACGCCAGCCCCTTTCCCCACATGGCTATCAGGACGGACGGAGTTTCATTTAAGAAATCGGGGCTTCCTCGAC